AGCTGCATACGATGATTGCACGGCTTCGATACCTTTGATCGTTGCGGTTACCAAGGATGCCGCTTTGTTGACTTCAAACATGGCGCGGCTTTCTGTGGATGCCGATGCGGTCATGCTGGTAAGCATGTTGGCAATCGTGCCGATTTGCGTTTGCGCGCTGGCTGCTGCGAGTTTTTCCATCGCGGTCATGCCGTCTTGCTTAATTTTGTATAACTTGGCTTGTAATATTTTGCCCGATGATGCCTCTGCTTCATCGTATTGTGCTTGCAAGGCTGCTTTGTCTTCGCCGTTTTTTACCAACAAATCCATGTCTTGCTGCATGGCTTCAAGCTTTTGCTTGCGGCGATATGTAAGCCTATCCGCCTCGCTCATTGCCGCTACTTTTTCAGACTCTAGCGATACAGCGAATGTGCCTTGCGCCGCTTCATAAGCGCGTTTTGCCTCTTCTTCAGTACGCGCAACTTTCGCCAAACGCGCGGCTTCTGTCAAAGCAGCAGAAGCATCATGCTTGGCTTTTTCAATCGCCAACAACCGCGCCGCTTCTTCTTTTTTCGCATCCTCAAGCCCGTTGCCAGCACCTGTACCAGTGTCACCACCGCCATCAGCTTTAACCTCTGGCGGCTTCAATAGTTCATTGCGCCGCGCCGTCAACTGTTCAAGCTCTCGGGTCATCAGTGAAATGCCTGCCTCACTGCTTGAAAAACTTAAAAACTCACCCGATTTCATCAAACCGTTTTCTTTCAAATCTTGCAGCCGCTCGTCCAAGTCCATGATTTGAACAGCCAAAGCGGATTGCTCATCGGCATTTGCCATCACATTGATAAAGGTAGTTAAACCTTGTGCGGCTTCTGTGGATTCTTTAGCAACATCGCGCAAAAACGGCATGAATATCTTGCCAAATGCCAATGCCGCACCTTCAGATGCAGAACCTAAAGCCTTCAAATCACCTGCAAGGTTGTCGTTGCGGATGCGCGACTGCTCCATCGCCGTATTTGTACCTGATATGGATGCGGTCAAACTGTCCATGCTGCCAGCTTCGCTGATTAAAGCGTTGGCAGAGGTCAACGATTCCGCACCAAACAGCTTGGCTTTTTCCGCCGTGCTTAAATTGGCATCGCCAAGGTTCTTTAATGCTTGGGTAAAACCAACAATCTCAGGGTTAAATTCATCTTTGCTTTGGGTGCTAAGTTTTAGCAACACGCCGCGCAAGCCAGTACCCGCCTCGCCGCCTTTGATAGCAACCTTCGCCATCGTTTGAATCGCCGCATTGGTTTCTTCAAAAGAAAGCCCAGCTCCAGCAGCTACCGTACCCACATTTTTCAAAGCTGTAGCGGTGTCGTTCACTGATGACGAACCAAACTTAGAGCCAGCCGCCAACACGTTAACAAACCGCGCCGCTTGGTCTGCTTCTGCACCAAACTGATTAAGCGAAGCACCAACTGCGTCAGCCGCGAAAGCAAGGTCAACACCTGATGCTTCCGCCAATTTAATCACTTCACCCGTCACCTGCGACAACGCCGCTGCATTATCCAACAAGTCAGGCTTGGCTGAAGCAATCAGCTTGAATGCTTCAGCCGCTTCACTTGCCGACAAGGTAGTGGTACTGCCAAAGTTCTTGGCTTGGGTTTCTAAATATTGAAGTTGCGCGCCTGTTGCGCCTGTAATGGCTGAAAGGTCAGAAATCGCCGCATCAAATGCCATTGTTTTCTGAATTGAAAAAGCCGCCGCCGCTGTTGCCGCCGCTGCACCCATGCCCACCAAAGACTTGGTGACCACACCTGCACTACGCTTGACCGAATTGAACGCGGTTTGCGTCTCGTCTTTGGCACGAATAGGAATATTTACAGCTTTTGACACGCATTCATCCTTTCTTGTTTGATTTCAAAATAAGCTTGCCAAGCCCTAAACTCATGCAGCGTCAATGCTTCAACGGCTGCAATACTTTGGTGCAATGCCTCTGCTACTTCAAAAATAGCAAAGGCATCAACATCGGCGTTTAAACCTTTTTTATCTCGTCAAATCCTGTGGTCTTGTTCAATTCCATCACCATGCGGCTAATCACAATCGATGCGCCACCTGACATAAGGAAAGGCTTGTCTTGCAAGCCAAACAAGGTCTCACCATGCTTGTCCAATGCTTTGAACATCACGGTATAAGCCAAGGTCTCAGTTTCATCACCATCAGCCCTTGCGCGGATTTTCTTCAAATCTGCCAAGGTCATTGGGGTGTGGTACACATAGAAAGGCGTTTCATCTTCCGCCCATTCTGGCACTTCAAACTTGCGGAACTCGTCGCGGTACTTCGCAGTCAACCGCGCAACAAGATTGCTATCCGCCATCAGTTCACACCTTCAAGCAATACGCCACTGAATGAAATCGAGCGTTTCAACAAGTCAGACGCGCCGCCTGCCATGCCTACCGAACCAATCACCACCGTGCCTGTGTGGTTTACACCACCAACAGCCGTGCCCGATTCATGCACCACCAAAGAGATGCTCGCGCCAGACACCAATGCGGCTTGTGGCACATCGGCTGGATCATAGGTAATCTCAATGCTGCCTGTACCAGTTTTGACACCATCAGAAATATATTCAGCTGCCACATCGCCCATCGCTACAGGCTTTTGCACGATGCCTACGGCTTCGTCGTAGCTCCATGCTGTCACTTCGGCAACGGCTGTGCCGCCAACCATTACTACACCATCATTACCTTTTTTAATTGCCATGATTATTCACCTTTTCCTGTCGTTTTTTTCGCAGCTTTCGCCGTTTTCTTAACCTGTTTGGACGCAGCATCTATCCGCTTAAAGCCCTGATTTTCCAAGCGCGCAACATCATGGGGATGCACATCAAATTCAGCATTACCAAGCGTCATCTTTACACTCATATCATCACCTCAGGTGCGCCCTTGCGCACAAAATATTGCAGCTGATAATCCAGCTTTACCACGCCAAGCGATACCTCGCTTGCACCATCAAGGGTGACGTTGGCAGACTGCAATTCAGCATGGGGAAACGCTGTAAACATTGCCGCTTCCACTTCCACAGCCAAGCTATCCAAGGCATCATCCAGCCCTGCACCATCTGCCAAGCCCTGCACAATCAATTCAAGCGACACATCAAGTGCATGGATGACCAAGCCGCTCATATCTTCTTCACCACTGGCAACATCATTGGGCGTACTCACCCGAATCAAAGGCAATGCCTGTTGCTCCAAAGGGCGACCCGACAACGGCGACGTGTTCACAGCCGCACCACTTGCCAAGCCTGTTAAAGCAGTGGCAACGGCAAGGCGTATTTGCTGGCGCGCATGCATCTAAGCTTTGACCAACTCAAGCATGGTAAAGCCTGTGCCGTCGGGCTGAACCGCTACGACCTGATATGTCGCACCAAGCACAGTCAACACCGCGCCTTGGCGAACACCAACAGCATCACCATCAGGCAACAACGCCACGGGATTGCTGGATTCAACATCCAGCGAAGCCAAGTAAGCACTATCAAAAATAATGCGGACGGGTGCGTTGTTAAGCGTGGCATCAAGCCCGAAATCGGCTAGAAATGCGGCGTTGTCGGCGGCGAAGTTCATTTATTCTTTTTAGCTTTGCTTTTTTTATCAGCAGCAGCCTCAGCAAAATCACGCGCCAACAAAAAACCAGCGTCTTTGTCTGCACATTCAACTACATCGCCCACTTCACAGTGTTTGCCGCCGATCAAGCAAGCGCGTTTTATTTTGATTTTCATATTTGCCCCGTTGTTCAGAATTTAATTGCATCAACAATGAATTTTGCAAGCTGGGCGGAGGTCAACCACGCCCAACTTGCAACCGTTCATTGTTTACACAATGTCGGTAATTGCAGCGAAGCTTTCAGGATGACGTACTGCCACATCCACGAATTGCAACGCGCTAACTTTCACATTACCCACGCCAGCGGTGAACGGATCAACCGTAAGGTCAAGCACGCCCCATTCGCCAATCAACAAATCAGACCAGTTGCCAAACAAGACAGCCGATTGGTTCGTACCAGCGCCAAGGTTTGCAGGTACTTGGTTCGAGCGAGAAACGCCGTAGCCATTGATGCTACCCAAAGTAGCTGATGGATAATCGCCAGCCGCTTCATTCGTCCACAAATACTCGCCTGTAGTCGTTTTGAGTTTTTTCAATGCCGCGATGACTTTGCTGTTGGTCAAATATGCCAAGTTGCCTTCATCTGCATTCACATCAGACAACGCCGCTTCCAAATCAATCAACAAATCAGCATTGGTTAATGCAGCACCACCTGCCAACACAGAGCCGATGCCTGCTGTGTTCAAAATGCCAGTAGGCTGACCTGCCAAGCCTGTGCCGTTGATGGCTGCTGCATCAATCGCCAATGCCATGGATGTTGCAATATCATTGCGAATCAAAGCTTCCATATCCAAACCTGATTGAATCAAAGTTTGCGTGGTTACTTGTGTTTGTGCCGCAACGCCTTTGGGTGCTAAAGCTACTGCATCAAATACAGCTTGGCTTTGTGCAGGCTGTGCGCCCTCTGCTACCCAAAATGAGCTTGCGCCACCTGACATACGAGGAATCGAAAGATTACCTTCAAGACCACCAAGCACCGTTGCACCAAGACCACGTACACGCATTTTATTGCGTAACAATTCAATGAACGATTGCGCCAACACATCCGTTTGGATGGTGGGTGCAGCATTCGGTGTTGCAATGATATTTTGAGGGCGAGCAATCACGTCAGTGGGTACAAGTGAACCTTTACCACGGCGACCTGTTTTCAAGGCTGTTGCCGCACAAACTTCACGCTCAAAACCAGCAGCTGACCAATCATTAGTCGCCATTGCATTCAACAAACGGGTGAATGAAAACGCTTGTACTTCTTTATCATCCATACCGATAGGTGCAGTTTTTTCAGCAGACAAAGCCTTTACTTTGGTAAGCAAAGCCGCTTGAAATTCAGAAACTGATTGACCCGAGGCAATCGCATTGCGTGCCAAGGCATCTTCGCCACCGCTTAGGGTTGCTTTCATACCTGCTGCGCAAGCTTGAATCTCAGCCACGCGTTCACGTTCTGCCACCACTGCATTTTTAGCTTTTTGCGCGTCCATTTCAGCAGACGCTTGTTGTTTGACGTTATCTGTCATTACAACCTCCATATGTTGTTTCTCTTTTTTGTCGAGAGCATCGGGCATTGCGCCTGCCTCTTTTTTCGCTTGAGCGAACTGGTTCAAATCTGCCATTGCAGAAGGTGACAACATCAAGCCAGCACTGGCTTGCGCTGGCATAAGCTTCGCCAAAGCAGATGGAATGCCTGCAAAAGCGTTGATGATGTTGCCTGTAAATTGGTTGCTTTCTTTGTCTTCAGTTGCTGCTTCGCCATCGACAACATCAGCAAAACCCATTGCCACGGCATCGGCGGCAATCATCCAAGTTTCAGCCGCCATCATGGCTTCAATTTTGTCTTGAGCTAAGCCTGTACGCTTCATGTAAGTGTTGATAAGTGCGCCTTTGAATTGATCGAGCAAGTCGGCTTGTTGGCGCATGTCTTCCGCTGTACCCACAACACCCGAAAACGGGTCGTGAATCATCATAAAGGCGTTTTCACTCATGCGGATTTCATCGCCTGCCATGGCAATGATGGAAGCAATCGAAGCCGCCAAGCTGTCAATCTCTACCACTACACGCGCAGGGTGCTTGCGTAGGGCGTTGTAAATCTGTACGCCTTCATCAATATAGCCGCCTGGGCTAAAGATGTTCAAACGAATCGTTGAGCCAGCACCCACTTCATTAAGCTGCTCACCAAATGAGACTGCATCTGTACCAAAGCCACCAATTTCATCAAAGATGGATAAATGGACTTCGCATTGCCCCATGTTCTTAAACTTAAACCACGTCTTATTTGCCATTGCTGCTTACCTCTGCCATGCCTTGCTGCAAGGTGTTCATTGCTGCATCGGCTTGTTCAACGCTGATACCCATTGCTTTTAATTGTTCTTCTTCGCGCTGAATTTCTTGCCATACTTCATCAGGGTCGCGCCCCATTTCACGGATGATTTCGCCGCGACTTTTAAGGCGAAGCTGCACAGCTGCTTCATTGGCTTTCATATCTTTGAGTGGGTCAACCCACTGCCAACGCCGCCCTTGAAAATGCGCTTGTTTAAATTTATCGAATCGCGCCGCTGGCAAAGCCTTGGCAACGCCTTGTTTGCTTGGCACAGTGATCGCACCAAGCGACAAGTGGTGACGTAACCAATCTTCATACAAAGGACGCATAAAGCTTTCAATCAGCCATGTTTGCAGGGTTTTCCACTGTTCGCGTTCATCTTGCACGCCGCTACGAATAGACGAGAAATTCACGCCTTCCAAATCGTTCGCCAAGCCGTTGTAAGCTACGCCCAAACCGCTCGCTACGCCGCGCAAGGTTGCCTTGATAAATTCGCCAAATTGTTGATGGGGATAATCGGGGTTAAAGCTGTTCAATTCCCAGCCTTCTGGGATGACTTCAAATGCACCAGGCTCTGCATCTTGGATAAATTCTCCGTCTAGCGTTTCATCATCTGCCAAGTCTTCAATGCCGCCGTCCTTGGTTTGAAAGAAACCCATCTTGCTTGCGCCAATCCGTGCATTAATCACAGCTGCTTGCTCATAGCCGTGCAAATTCTTCATGCGCTCAAGAGCGGAAGCCATCCAAGGCACACCGCGCTCTTGGTCAACCATCTCAGATAAAAACAAGTGATTGATTTCTTCCGCTGGCACACGCAAATGCTTGCCGCGTTGGTAGTTTGAGGGGCTTAATGTGGCGATTTGTTTGAGCAGGTAATAGGCAACGGCTCTACCGTTGGCATCGCTTTCAATGCCCATGCGGATGACATTGCCATTGCTTAAACTGTCGTTGTATTTGATGTCGAGCAATTCGGGGTCAATCAATTTAAGGGTGTAACCATGCTTTTGATCCAAGACGCGGCGCACCAAACATTCACCATCAATGGCAACGGTTGCCACAATCAGCTTGCACATTTCAGTCAAGCTTAAACGCCCACCAGCATCACAAACACGCGACCAATCGCGCCACGACTGCTCAATGGCATCGTTAGCCAACTTGTCCAGCTTACCGTCCAAGTCTTTGATTTGCGCTTGGATGACAATGCCCTGATGCCCTACAATGTTGGCTTTACACAAGGTAATGAAGCGTTTTGCATAATCATTGTTGCGGTACTGTTCGCGTGAGCGCGTCCGTAAGGTCTGCAAATCTTTCCAAATATGGTATGACGAAGGGGTAGGGGTGTTGCCCCATCCTGTATTCAAGCGGCTAACCAACGCGCCTGCATAGTTGCGTATGCTGCGACTTTTACGCGCGGACTTGGTAGGTTTTGGAGCTTTTGCAGCCGCTTTGCTGAATCCGAACATACCCATCAGCCGCGCATCCTTGACAACAAACGGCGGCGTTTCGGACGTTCACCACGCGCCAATGCGGCAACATTCTGCTCACGCTGGTATTCACGTTTGCGCGCATTGCGTAATGTTTCAAGCTCCATGGGCGCAAAATACTTCATCGAGCGCCCTGCAATCTGGTATTCGGCAACCTTCACATCACGCGAAGTCACCCACGCGTTGAGGGCATCAAGGTCTTTTTTGACTTGGCTTCTGCCATCTGTGGCATTGGCTAAGTTCGCTTTGACCTGCACATCTTGCGTATAAACTGTAAAACGGTCGCCTGCACTATTGCTTGCCGATACGCCAAGCGTGTAATCACCAGCCACAAACAAACTGCTTTCAGCCACACCCAAACGCATCAAGTGCTTGCCATCGCCATTGTCCAACGAGGCTAAAGAAACATGCCTATCTGCATTGGAAAAATCGGCGGTTAGCGTCCAGCCATCAGCAGGCGCATAATCCGCATGGCTTTCCAGCCATTGCACGGTGTCGCCCGAGAAAAAAGATGTTGGAGCTTGCAAAGGTATCGCCATGCCGCGAACCGTTGCGACTTGCGGCGGTCATAAGTAGGGGAAGTTGGCGCGTAGGGTGTAGTTACTACAGATACGAACTAAGCAGCCATTAAACCGCGACTTGTTCCAGCTTCATTTTAAGGGTGAACCACACCGAGTATGGCACTGTTGTTGCGCCGCCTGTGTAGCGGCGAATTTGCCGCCCGTTGATGCCTACCAAGTCGCCAGCTTGTGCGCCTGTAAGCCCATGTTTGCTTAAAAAAGCCCTGAACTCGTCAGGGATTGGTGTTGTCATAAGAATTTAAAGAAAGCCGTTGCCACAGCCGCCGTCACTGCAACAGTAGCGAGTAATATTTTAATCCAATCACGGGTGACCGCTTGGTAATCATACTGCATATCATGTTGAATCTTTTTAAGTTGTTCCATTTCTAAGTCTGTCATATCAATCTCCCTGATGTTGAGGTCGGGCAAAATTGCCGCCTATAGGCAGGAGTGTAGGGCTTTTTGTCCTATTTGTCAACTGTTGATAATTTGTTGAATGCGGCGCGGTCTTAGGTTGTGTCTTTTGGCAAGCTCGCGCTTAGTAACACCGCGAAGCGCATCGGCTTTGATGGTGATATTGCGCTTTTTCTTTTGTTCGAGCGGAAGCAGGGCAATATGCACATCGTTGCCAGCCCAATCGTGGCGGATTTGCCGCTCTAGAGCCTCGCAAGTCGTCGCTGGCAAATTTGCTTCACCAACAACATTGCGAACCCTTGCAATTACATCGCTTAAAAAGTCATCACCCATAGGGGCTAATCTGTCACCATTTGGTAGCAAATGCACCACTTTTCTTACGCCGTGCGCGGCGGCGCTTCAATCGGGTGTCAGGCGCTTCACTGGTTTCATCCTAGATCGG